TGGTAATCGTTCCAATATTTGTTTTCTCTGTATCGGTAATTGCGTTCGTATTACTATTACTTTCGTAAAGAGACTTTATTTCAGCCGCCGTTTGATCATCCTTAGCCCCGACATCGCATCCAGCGAGTTTTGTCTTCTCTGCATCTGTGTAAGCGTTGGTGTTTGATTCGGCTTCATAAGCTGCCTTGATTTCTGCACCTGTTTGGTCGTCTTTGGCTCCGGTGTCTATACCCGCCAATTTTGTAAAATTAGCAGAAGACATGCTTCCTGCATTAGACCCAGAGGCAGCCTGCAACTTTGATCCTGATATTGCTGCACTAGCATTAACATCTCCATCAACAATTGTCCCATCTGCAATTTGAGCAGAAGCTATGCTACCAGTACGTTCTAGGTATGCTTTTGTTACTGCGTCTTGTGCGCTAGTTGGATCACCTATTCCTGTTATCTTATTTGTCCCTAACTGAAGATTCCCTGTCATTGGCAGGGTTCCATCTCTCTTGAAATAGTTCGCCGTTAAGACAGCCACATCATTAGTTGCTGTAGTAGATGCAGTTTCAGCAGCAACAGCTTTTGCAGAGTTTAATAATCCAGTATCAGCTTCTTCTTGTTGTCCAAATAGTACCTGTAGATTAGAAGTCTCTAATGCTTCTTTCGTTAAGTTTGATCCATCAGCCCAAGGAACAAGCAACGTATCCTGTGGTGTATCTCTTTCAATCGTTAGTTTTCTTCCACTCGCTAATGGGTATGGATCTCCTACTGTTACACCTGTGTTGAGCGCAGAACCAATTAATTTAATAACTAAATCACTTATATATACATAGTCAGTATCTAAAGTTAAGGTATTGGTTTGAGTTCCAGCTACACGATCTCTACCGTAATAAAGCTTGATATGTTCTCGTTTTAAATATTTAGTAGTTCCTGACCCAAAAGCAATCGTATATGTATGGGTGGAATTATCACCATTGTGTTCTTGGTATGATTGTGGCACGATATTCTACACAAGTGCAGTCTTATATTAACGGATTTCTAGTCTGATTCCAATTATTAAATACGGTTCATATAAAACTCATCTCTGTCTAGGATTCTCTGTCCTTTCTCTTTTAGTAATAACAAGTATCTATTTTTTACATCTTCATTCGTTCTAATTAGTTGTCGTTTTGCTTGTTCGTAGTAGTAATTATAAACCCATTCAACTGGTTTCAATAAATATCCTCCATCCATTTGTGTCCTTTCTCCTTTTGTGTAAAATCTATTTTTTGCTTCACTTGGACTTTGTGGATCTCCTTCTAGCGCATCATTATATTTTGGACTTTGACGTAATTTATTTAATGCTTCTACTAAAGTTGAACCTCTTACAAGCTGATCCATTGAGCCGATTTGAGGATGAAAAGATCTAGTCTTTCCTAGTACAACAGCAATAGGTAACTCTCCTTTAATACTAGCGGCAATATCTCTATATTCTTTTTCTTCATCTCTAGTTAATTGAATTGTTTTGTCATAAGGTTCTTCTCCAATTTTAATTTTGCCCTCTGGATTAGGTTTAAAAGTTATACCATGTCTTGTCATCCATCTTGTTAATTTTGAATTATCTTTTTCGAGTTGAATAAAGGGCATCGCTCTATCACCACCAAACCCTAGCATTGTCGCTTTTGTATCTATACCTAATGAATCTTTTTCAGTTGGTTGAGTAAATATATCATCTAAGAAAGGAATATCTTTTACAGTAAATCCAACGTAATCTTGCATTGATTTATTAATTGTATCTGTTATCTTCATCAACTTTGCATGTGTTGGATCTTCTTTAGATAAGGCGACTATTTCATCGTTGCTCATCAGCCTTCTTGGTACAAATTTTTCTCCTGCTTGTTCAGCTTCAAATGCTCTATCAAAGTTTCCAATTAATCCACTAAAAGGGAAACTCCCTGTATTTTGTGCCGCAAAATATCGTGCCGCATTATGGTTGCCATCTACGTTTTGTATTAAATCTATCCCTTCCATAATTGTCTTTAAGCCATTCTTACTCTTTAGTAATTGTCTATAGGCATCAATAAACATGGGTTGAGTATCCTTTGCAATTTCAGGAGGAAGCAAACCATCTTTTATGTATTGGGCTTGATGTCCCATCGTTATCGCAATATCCCAAAATTCCATTGATCTGAGTGACGTTTTTTTAATTTTTGTTCCTACTCCTTCTGTGCCTGCCTTTGATAGAGCATTTCCCAAGTTCCATCCAAGAGAAATTGAATATGGGACGTTATGTCTTAACCAGTTCTCTCTTTCTCTTGGGTCAGTTGGTGGTGGCCCAGTCGTAACCCCTGCCTCGGCTAACATCCACATCATCGTTGCTATTGCTATCGAACTCACAACATCTGCCCTTTCTTGTGCAAGTTGTCTCTTTGTTAAACCCGTACCCTTTCCTGATAAATTATTTAGTTCAACAGCAGCTTGTTTGAAAGTTTGAAAGTAAATATCTTTGCTTATAGCCCAACCAAGACCTTTAACCATTGTTGTGAATACTGGCATTTGACCGCCAACAATGGGATCTTGTCTCGCAAAGTTCAACGCTTGTCCAACTTTTCCTAGTGGCCCTTTAGCGTCAAATTTTCCTGTGAAAGTTACTTTGTCTCCTCTATCTTTTGCTAATGCACCAAACATGTCTGCTTGATTAGGAACACCATTTAAGTCATTAAAAACTTTGATCCTAATTTCATCGTCAGTCATATTCTGTCCTGCTGGCATCCCTACTTCTTTTTGTCTAAATTTTCTTAGATCTTCATCAGTCATCTTTCCGCTAAACAACCAATTCTTAACAGCTTCATCTGCATACTCTTGTGCAAAAACACTTTCGCTTTTCTTTTCCATGCTTGGCCCCATTAAGCCTCCTCCTTCTGTTCCTCCTTTAAGTCGATCAAGCCAACTTTTACTTGGTAATAAAGTACCTCTTGCAACTTGAATACCCTGAGCAAAGGCTTCTGAATGTATGGCCTGTATTCCTGCCATTGTTCTTACACCTTCATCTACTGCTGATAAAGCTCTAAATTCTGGAAAATACCAAGCATCATTTCCAGCTAATTTCTCTCCAACTCTTCCTGTTAGATTTCGTACTGAACCGTTAAATAAAGTTTGCCAAGCCCATATTGAAGCAATACTTTCTTGCATTGAGTGATCTTTTAGAGGAAGTTTTAACCCTTTTGGATAATTAATCTTGTAATTATTTATTATCTTTGTTCCTGTATCAGTAAACAACAAATCCCATGCTTGATTGATAGCGTTATCATTAGCTAATTTTGCAGACTCTAATAACTCTGGACTTGTCTCTTTAACAGTCCTACCACCCATTCGTTGCCTTCCAGTTCTCCAAGCACCTCTAGCGTTATTCCAAGCATCACTCCAACCTTCCACCATCTTTCTATTGGTATATCCAAACTGTGCATTAGCAGCCCCAAATCCCTCTGAGAGACTTGTTTGTAAAATATCTCTCATATAGAAATCAGCACTGGTCATAATGCCTGATACTGGATTTCTTAATCCCCAAGACCAGATTGAACTAAACATATTTGCTTTCTTATAATGCAATTGATTTCTCATGTGCTGATAGATCACAGGCTCATTTAGCTCTACTTCTCTTAATCCGCTAATCCTTTTCGAGATAGCTAATGATCTAAGTTTCCGATGATCTCCTTTATCAACATGGTCTATAACTTGTGCTAACAAGCTGTCTCCCGTTATATCGTCTAGTGTTAAATCACTTGATTGTTTAGTGAAATCTACTAAACCTAAATCAAGATCCATATCCTTTTGATATGACTGCAAGGCTTGTCCAACTTTTCTTCTTGTGAAAGTATCTAGCTGTTCAAATGTATGCGCCCATTTACCAATATTTGATAATTCTAATAAATTAATATCAGGCAAAACCCCAGTCTCTTCAATGATGTTTGCTGCATCTTCTAACGCATCTGCATAAGCTACTGCGCTTTCCCATCTATATTTTGCAGCCGAATAAGTATTGATTGCTAAGTCACCTATCTTACCTAAATCTTTTGTCAGCCTTTCAACTGCCAACCTTGGATCTTTTGCTGTTCTTTTTGCAAAATCAATTAAATGATGAGTCGCAACCTCTTGAGTAAAAGGTCGCATGTGATTGATTCCACCTTCTGTCTTCTGCCATTTCTGTGCAATAAGATTAAAGACAGCCGCTACGTTTGCTTTAGTTGGTGGGATTCTTCCGTAGTTAATAGATTGACCAGTACGACCTATTGGCTTCTCTTTGTTTTCAATAAAACCAGAAACAAGTTCTTGAACTTTTCCTTCTTCTAACTGTCTTAAGTCGTCTTCTGCTTTCCTCGCCCATTCAACAGGATCAACACTGACCTCTGTTCCATCAATCTTTGTCAATATCTTTCTTTGCCATTTCTCTTTACTTACTTTTGGTTGCTTCAAATGCTGCAAATTAGCCTGCATTTTTGCTCTCATCCTTTTGAGATTTTCTAGCTCTTCCTGAGCCTGTCTAGCTTGTTCGTCTAGGTTGTTGCAATCAGTCATTGACAGATACCTCCATCTGCTTTTTTGTTAGCTTCAGCAACAATTTTTTCTTGTCGCTTAATAGCAGCGTCCAGATCGTTTAAGGACTGCTGATTAATATTGATTTCTTGTTTGGTTCCAATTGTTCCTTTCTTCTCTGTAACTTTATCCATCTCTTTTTTTGTTTTCTCTGGGACAATTCCCTCTTTAGTAAAGACTTCTTTCTCTGGTGGTTTCTTCGGTGGTTTCGGCTTTGTAGGTGTCTTTCCTTTCTTGGCTTTTGTTGGTTCTACTTTTGGCTTTGGCTCTCCAAACATGTCAAGGAACTTTTGTTGTTGTTCCTTAATCCCTTGCAGTGTTGGGGTGACATTTACAAGCTTCCCATCTATAACTTCTTCTCCCTTCAAAGCGTATTCCCACTTGTTTAATATGCCTAATCTTTTCTTCTCTTCAAAAGGTAGCTTGTCCCATCCTTGTTGCTTATAAAAAGCTTCCTTTTGCACTCTTAATGACTCTGCATCTAATGTTTGATATTCATATCTCAATCTCATTTCATCTATGAGAGCCATAGCGTTTTTGCCGCCTGCCTCGTATGTAGGTAAAAGATCAGAGTTATAAAGCATTGAGAGTTGTCCAGTCTCATCTGTTAAAAGCTCATTAATAAAATCATCTTGGACAAAAGTTGTTACTGGTCTTTTTGGTAATGGAGATGAAGGTGGTTGAACTTCTCCATTCCTAACTGCGCTTTGAATGATTTCAGCTTTTAAGCGATCTCTATCTACAGCACTCATACCCCTTGGCTGATATTCACCTACAGGCTGCAAGCTTTCAACACCCTCTGCATCTGTGATTTTTGCTAATGGTGAAGTGGTTTCTACATTTGCTTTTCTAATTGGCAGTGTTGATTGAACTTCTTCGCCGGGATATAATGGACGACCATAAAAACCAGTCTTCTGGTAATACTCAACAAAAGCATTAACAATATCTTCTTTCTTTGCTTTCCATACTCTTCTACCAGTTCTATTTTTAACAATTGCTGCTATCTCTGGGTTCTCACTTGGAGATGAGATGCTCCTTAATTCATCTCTACCAAGTTGCATTAAGTCATTTTTATATTCGTCAAGCGTTGGTGGTACATCATCAGTTTTAACTTCTGCTTTTGTTATTTTCTTTCCTTCTATTCTTTCTACTTTTGCATCAGCAATTTTTCTTTGAGAATTAACTCTATTTATATCTCTAATTGCCTTCTGTACTGTCTCTTCTGCAATAGACCTACCTACACCAATTACATCTCCTGTAAGCCTTAAGGCATCAATGGGGCCGCCTTTCCATTCTGTTCCTAATGCCTTATCTAGTGAATTAATAATCCTATTGACACCATCCTCCCCAGCTTGAATATCTGCTGCTGATGGTTTGTTGAACCAAGATAGTTTTGGCTTCTCAACAGTCTCAGTAATTGGAGTTAATTCATTCTTTAAAGCAAGCTCTAACTGATCACCTACTAATGGCTGTATCTTTTTGCCTGATTCTTGCAATACCGCTAATTCTTCATTAGCAAGAGTTAATGCTTTTTGTGCTTTATTAAGTTCTCTTTTTCCTCCTCTTGGTGTGTAACTTCCGTCTTCTATTTTTTGGTTGATTTGTTCAATTCTTGTTTCTATTTCCTTTAATCGTGCAGCACCTTGATTGATTGCTTCTGTCCTTTGCGCCCTAATTGCTGGTGCATTAACTTCACTATGAATCTTTCTAAGCTCTAAATCAGATATTTCATTAAGCTGCGCTAGTAGAGTATCCATTTCTACTCTTGCATCTGGTATCTCAAGCTGCTCTTCAATAATCCTTGATGGCATTTGAGCAGGATTACCCGCAAGACTTTGTTCTGTTAATCCATCTTCTAACTTGTCTAACTCGTCAAGTTGTTTTGATACGTCCTCTCCTGTCTGTGTCGCTGTTCTAATTAATTCACCCCTTTGTCTTCTAATTACATCAAATTGAGTTTTGATATTTTGATCAATAGCACCGGGATAAGTAAGTTCTAGTTGACCATTCTCTCCGACTTCTACTAATCCATTTCTTTTTAACCAATCACGTTGTTCTACAACTTGTTTATTTAAAAGATTTTCATCTATTGCTCTACTAATAGCTGAGTCATGTTTAACAATGGCTCCTCCGGGTACACCTTTAGGAAGTCCATCAATTCCTTTATCTAAAAGATTTTGATACGTTGGAACAGGTGCATTAGCAACTTCATCTACAACTTCTACTGTTGCTCTTTTGACTGGTGCAAATGAATCACCAACGAGGTCATACATTCCTTCTAGTGGTATGCCTATTGTCCTTAAAATTGGAACAATACTCATATCTGTGAAAGTTCCTTTTAACCGTCCTGTTATGTAATCATCAGTTTCATCAACGCTTAAAGGTAGGTTTAAATCCGTTTCAAAGTATTTATTAATTACATCTTCTGTGAAGTTTGATAAGTTCCCTCCTTTCTCTAAAGATTCATCTAAGAAAAGAGAAGCCGTACCAGCGTAAGCCATTCCTCTTGTTGTAAATTCTCCTCTCTTGGCCCATCTTCTTGCTTTGTCTACTTGGACGGCACTTTTCAAGCCTGTATTTAACCTTCTAGTTTGATGTAAATTTTGAAGAAAAGTTTTAACCCAAGCGGCTCTTTGTATTTGTTTTAATGCTGATGTCAATGTAAATGCGCCTACATATTCAGCACCAACAACTTCTCCTACCCTTTTGCTCGCTACGTCTGCTTGTGTATATCCTTCCTCTTGTAAGAAGTTTCCGAATATTGGTGACTCTGTTGGACTAATCCACCTTGCAGTTTCATCTGACATCTTCAAATAATTATCACCTGTATCTATTTCTTTCCTTTGGATTTTATCTCCTATTGCATTTGTTAAATCTGTTGCAGCGTTCCACGGCCCCTGAACTAATCCTGTTCCAAATCCTTTTGAACCTAACGTATTAAATAACTGGACAAGAGGTTTTAATTTCCCAGCACTATCTTCCATCTCAAGTTGTATTCCTTCTCTTCTTTGTGTATTACTTATCTGTTGAGGTTGAAGAGAATCAATCTGCTCATCATTAAGTTCAGGTAAGTTAAAAGGCATGATAAATCTCTTAGTTAGGAAGGATTTTGGCTATAGGGAATAAGGGTGCGCCAAATATCATTTCAGCCGCCCAATGATTATTGCCATTCATCCATGCTTGAGAAATCAAACCATTATTTTTTTGTTCAGATACTTTCTGTTTTAAATAAGTTTCTATTTCTCCACTTGGATCAAGAGAAGGATAAAACTTTAATTGCTCTAACAATAATTTTTCTGGAGTAATCCTTGCTCTATTAGCAATATCTAAAGTGTTACCTGTTAATGGTTGTCCATTCTTTATGTTGTTTAAATCGGTATAAATTGTTCTCCCTTTTAAGATTGCTTCTCTTCTATAGGTTTTTACTTTGAAATCAGATATATCTCTTTCTTGTCCTTTAGGAAGAATCCCACCTCCATCCATTGCATCCCCAGCATCAGGGGCATCTTTCCCTACAGGTAATCCATGCTTACCTGCTGCAAAATCATCGAAGTCTTTTTGTTTTAGTTCCTCTTCTGTCAGTATCTTTTCAAATCTCTTTGCGTCCTTTCCTGCATAAGAACTTAAAACAGCATTAGCTTTTTCAACACCATCTTTTGTTCTTAGATCAAAAGTATCTGAAAGAATTGTTCTAAAAGCTTCACTTTTATTAAAGTCAGAAATAGCCGTCCTAAGTATTTTAATATTTTCAGATGGACTTAATATCTTTCCTTCATTCTTAGGATCATTTCTCCAAGCAGCATAAGCATCTGAAGTAGCAATCGTAATTTCATCATTAACCTTAATGGCTAATTCACTAAATTTCTGACTACCTGATAAAACTGAGGAGGTCAGGTCATTAGTAAATCCATAAGCTTGTTGAAACCGTGCAAAATTTTGACCTCCTTCTAATCCATCAATTGCAGGATGGCTTAAATATTGCTTAACAGCATTATTAATTCTTGTTGTTGTTCCGCTTGGTAGTTTTTCAAAGTCATTCCTTTTATCTTTTATCTTATTAAATATTCTTAGCCTTGCTGAATCCTGTAAATGACTTGGATATTTCTTTGCAAGTTTTGATGCTTCTTCGTATAAGTTCCCGATGCTTTTTTGATCTTTAAAGGAATTAGGATTGATCCCATCTATAAATTCAGCTTCCTCTACTTGTGTTTGTCCCTCTGGTTGTTTATCAAAATCATCTTGATAATCAATATCTGTATCATTTAAGTTTTTTAAAATTTCTCTTGCGCCAAAAAATCCTTCTGCTCTCATCTGTTCGTCTATCTGTTTAATAGCATCCCTACGCTCATCGCTTCCAACAGGGAAAGAAAAAGCTAGTTCATTGAATAATTCAGTTGTTCTTGCTTCAAACTTTTTATTTTTACCATTAATTATTTTTTGTTGTCGATCAAGATTCTTTGATTGAATATCTAATAACGTGCCGGGATAAACATCACCATATCTAGGTCTTTTGTCATAAGGGGTTGTTGAACTTCCTAGTCTTATTTCTTCTATTAAACCTGTTCCTACATAGCCTCCGAGTTCCTCTGTAATACTCTCTAAAACATCTTGTTTATCTTTACCTGCGAATAACGATAGAGTTTTATCTAATTCTGTTGTTAATTGTCTTCCACCTATTTGATTAAATTCAGGACTACCAGTTTTAAAATATTCTCCAGTTGGGCCAATAACAATTCCATCTTTAATTAGACCATCTATTTGAAAAGTAAGTGCAGCTACAGAAGTTTCTTTTGAGGATATTTTTATTTGTTGGTGATATAACTTTTCGTGCTTATCTGAATAGTCATCAAAGGCTTTATTTTCTTTCGGGACAACATAATAAAGATACTCAGGTTCATCTCCTGTGAATCCATATTTATCTTGTACTGCTTTTTGTATTTCAACTCTTCTCTTCGTTAGTTCACCGCTACCCGGTTTTATAATGCTTAATGCTTCTTTATTTCCAGAAAAATCATTATCAAAAGCATTATCTATTTCTGCTGCTGCATATTGAGCTAATGCTCTACGTCTACCTATTAATTTCCAAGGATTAGCTTCATCAAGAAGTAGAGCAGCAATGGGATCAACTTTATTTAATTCATCTATCTTTTGATTAGCACCAGCAGCACTTTTTTCTGCCTGAATTTGTAGGCTTAACCTTGCTTTTACATCTTCATTTTTTAAGGTCTTATAGTATTCATCTTCTATTGTCCTCTTTGCATAGTCTTCATAAATTGTCTGTGCTGCACTGATAGCCGTTGGGGTGAAATTCCCAAGAGCATTACTTAATTGTTCAAATTTGTTATAGCCTTGTACTCTTCCGACCCCTGCCTTTTGCAGTGTTGCGATCTTGCTTGGGTTAGGAATATTAGGCGGTGCTGCTGCACCTGCTGTTTGTTGTTGTCCGGGTTGAATAAATGAACCAAGAGGACGGGCTACTGGTGTTATTTGCCCCTGTGGAAGTTGTTGTTTTTTGTTAGCCATGATCAATTAGTTCCGGGGCCAGTAGGTGCGTTAGGTTTCTTCAATGCATTTAGTCTTGATTGTGTTTTGATGCCAGTGTCAATGCCACCAAGAATTGCACTACCAGCATTAAGAAGTGCTGCACCCATTGATGGGCCTCCTCCTCTCATGCTTGGCCCCGCAGGAGTAATCAAAGTAGGTAATGGTGCGAAAGGTGCTAGTGGTTCTATAAATGGTTGTTCTTCATAGAACTGTTGGCTATTCCATCTGCTGATGTATTGAGCAACTTGCGCTGCTTGTTGCCTTGTGAATTGTCTTGTCCTAGACGCTGCATTGATGGCTTGTAATGATTCATAGTCTCCCTGTTGTCTTGCATAATCATTAATAATTCGATCAATTGACTTACCCTCACCTTCCATTGCTTGTACTGATGCTCTCGCTTGTAATGATCTCCACCTGTATTGTTGAGTAGCAACAGCTTCTTGCATCGAAGCTTGTTGATAAGCATCATTAATTGCATCAGAATCTTGAATATAACTAGCTCCTGCTGCTGCCCTTGTTTGTTCAACTACTTCTGCTTGTCGTATGGCTTTTGTTAATTCAACATTTCTCAGCGCATTTGTATAAGCAAAGTTTTGATTGTATTGAACTGTTTCAGTCCAGTATTGATATTGTTTATTTGCATCCTGTATTTTGCTATTAAATCCTGCTTGCCAAGAAGCAAATTCATTTTGTGCATCTTGAAAAGCAGTCTGATTTAAGTATTCCTGCTTTTGTGCTTTATATCCTGCTATGGACTGAGCAACACCAAGACCTGCTTGGGCAACTCCTAAAGCAACGGCTGGTGCAACCATTATGCTTTCCTCCAGAAATGATTAAATAGCTGGCAAGATTTACCCATTGGTTGAGGTGGATCTATTTCAAATCCCAAATGCTTTAGCCATCTAAGGCTTGAAACATTTGAGCTTAAAGCCCAATTATGCAGCATTTGTTCTCCACCTGTAAGTAATTCATTAATCCATATTTTGCCACCTCTAATAAATTGTCTCCTATGACTATTGGTAGTAAACAATTCATCAGTTCCAAGTAACCAGATAATACTGTTATTTACTCCACATAGCGCAACTGGCTTACCATTATCCCCTTCTATCCCATGACGTATTTCACTATAGTTCCAGCTACTAATCACTGATTCCCATCCTGTAACACCGTGGCTATAAAACACTTCTAATCTGTCTTGTTCCCTTAAATTATCCGCTATATACTCCACATGTGCAAATGTTGGGTCTATCCATCTCATTGCATTGACCTCGCTTGTGATGTAATTAATCCCACCCATTCACAAGTAGAGAATTTACAAGGGTGAATTGTTTTGTTATGAATCTCGACTACACAGTTTTCACCTTTTGAGTTGATCGGTATTCGGAAGACTCCCTCAAAGAAACGATCATTATCTCGGTCATAACCAGTAGCAGGCAGGACGTTCCCTAGGACTGAATCTCTTACTCTTAAGATCGTTCCATCAAACTTATAGACAGCCGTATCTCTTCTCTCTGCTTTAACGTGTATCTCGAAATAATTAGTCTGGTGATACCTTAACTTCGCATGTCTTACTTGCGTCCTCTCTACGTTGCCCGGTGCTTTTCCTCCACCAATCTCTTTGTATAGTTTGAACTTGGTAAACCGATAAGTGAAATCAAATACTTCTCCAAAATAGATCGGTGTTGTAGACCAGTTTCCCTCTGCTGTTATTGAAGTTCCACTACTAGCAGTTCCTAAATAAACAGCACCATCGGTTGTTGTGTTAAAGCCTGACCATGCTTGAGTTTCTTTAATAATGGTATAAGGCAATGTCCAAGTTGTTTGCTTGGTTGCGTTGTTATAACTCCCGGCTGCGACTCTTATTGCTGCTGGAGTGTCAGTGGTTGTAGAAACTCTTCTATCTAATAAGAATGGATATGGGCTAGGAGATACGTCACTAAGCCTGTCAGCAACAGGCATCTTTTCCAGCCATACATCATTGCCATATTGAGCAAGCAAGTAAAGAGTTTCCTCTACGCATAAGACCTGCAAGATGGTATCTGCACCATTCAACTGCCAGTAAGACCAACTGCTTTGCGCTCTTTCTGCTCCTGATCCTGTATTTCTATAAAAGTATTTATAAACATATACTCGATCTGTAAAGCCTGTCTTACTTGATAAGGCAAACCAAGAATTACCTGTATCGTTAGAAGTTAATTTAAAAACATCTGATGGAATATAGCTATTAACGTAACTGGTTAAATCTGAAGCATCAGCAACTAAAGCTGAACCTGCACCTTTAACAGAGAACTCACGAAAACTACTCCAAACACCATTTGCTTGTGCAAAAACAATCGTGCCAGCTACAGGTAAAGGTCGGCAATTGATGTCTACTTCATACTGAGTTAATACAGTAATAACAGCAGTAGATGGAGTTAATATTGTTTCTGCTGCATTAAATCTAAATTGAATTTGATCAGAAAATATAATTAATTCATCCTGATATGGTATAGCATATCTAAGGATTGACACCTTTGTATTGCTTGCTTGTAGATCAATAGGGTCAGAATCAAGTAATGTTGTTACTGTCTCTGGGAAGAAATCAAAGAAAGATTTAGCTCGACTTAAAACAATATTCTCATCAGCTAAGAATCCTAATCTGTTCTTATAGATGAATACGTCTTGAATAGGAAATCCAATAAAACTTGGATTTGGTGCGCTATCAGTATCACCACAAGTTCTTTCACCCCACGTTGGAATAACTGTTCCTCCCTGAGTTGTTCCATCAGCAGGGCCAAAGTAGAACTGACCATTAGCAAGTCTGACTAATAGATGAGGCATGGTGTCCTTATCTATTTTGTATTTCTCTCCGGGGCTGACGCACTCTTGCCATGAACCTTCTCCAAATGTTCCGGCTCCTGTCCTTGGAACAAATTCAACATGGTAATTATCAAAAGCATTTGATGGATCACCAAGAATTTTGATTTGATAACCAGACGGTGCAACAGTTGGAAGCTCTGTAAATACTTGTACTTCTGAAGTGATGCAAGTTATATCTGCGTTCGCTCTAGCATCCTGCGCTGCAATAGTTATTGCACTGTTAGAAGTAAAGTGAAGAACACTTTTATTTCTTGTAATCGTTACACCTGAGATAGTTCCTAGACCTGTCTTGATCGACTCAGCTAAATCTGCTGTATTAATTCTGTTTTCTTGTGTTGATCCTCCACTAACAATGACAGGGGCTACTGCTGTTTGAACTGTGGTTTGTGTTCCGTTGACATTGACCTTCAGAGTTTGACCATAGTTAGCAGCTTTCACCCATACCAGTGCTTCGTGCGTTGTAGGTCTTGCCGTAGCGGGTGCTGTATCGCTTGTTAATGCTGGATTTGTTTTGACATTGCTAATGAATGTGTAGTCAGCAATGGTCGCTGCTCTTATGTCTGTCTTTGCGCTGACAACAGATGACAGATAGTTAAAAGCATTAGTCGCAACATTGACTGTTTTCTCATTGCCATCTAAATCAAAGACCTTGATTGATGTTTTACCAATAACAACTAAATACTTTTCACCAGAGTCACGCAAGATCTGGTGCATATATACATCACCTAAAGATGACGTTGAAACTTTTTTAATACACTCAGTTCCTTCTCTCTTTCTTAAGCCCTCGGCGAGAGAACTCATTCCATTGATCTGTTCGTCACCCTGACTGGGATCTCTTGAAGCGTCAGGTTGCAATGACGCACCCTGTATCAGGTTAGGGATTGTTGAACTTACTAAATTAGCCACGTAGGTAACTCCTGTTTCTTCCTAGTAATCCAAAGGCAGGGGAGAAGGTAGGGAAAGGATTAATGTTTTGCCCACCTGTTAAGGAGTTAGCTTGTGCTTGATCTAATTCAACTCTTTGCAGTTCAACAAGTGCTGCTTGTTCATCTACAGCAGTGTATTTAAAAATAGAATCATCAGCTAAAACTCGATCACTAAATACTCTCGCTGATCGTATTGTTGTCCATCTGTTATAAGCCTCTGGACATTCATTCCAAGGAAGGAACCAAATCACATCAGCTTTAATCTTTTCTGTAACGGTATCAGGAATGGTATATGTTCTTTCGTCTTTGTCGTAAACCTTCTGTCCTCTTAAAATAAAACGTCCATTCCATTCATATTGATCGGGAGAAAAAGAAACAAGATTGCTTGGTACGACAAACTGATCATCTGTATTCTTTGTAAATTCATATTCATATTCTGTGTTCCAGCTCCACCCTCTAGTCTGCCCTTCTTTAAAGAACTCAAGGATGGTTCTTTCAGCCATTGCTGCTTCTGCTATCTGCTCATTCTCAAGACTGTTCACAGGTTGTTCACCTATGTTTTGAAGGCAAATATTAACTGCTTCTAATAGTGTTGTTCTGCCCGGCGTGACAGATTGATTGGCTGATCCCATAACTAACTGCACGTATGCAGACTTAGTTTAACTGAAGAAAAGAAAAAAAGCCCCTACCGATGGGGAATAGGGGCTTGTTGTTTTTAGTGGTTAAGGTATTTCAATAACACCAGCACACTCTGGACGTAGAACATTCATACCAATAGCCATGCGAGCAACCATTAGAGATGCTTGATACATGACGTTGAATGAAGATCCTTCCGGTGTGACTTGAAGAGATGGACTCTTTAATGTGAGGCATCCAATCGCATCTTTATGGAAGATGATAGCTCTGTTCTTAGTCAAGTTCTGCTGATAAGCAGTGTTCTTGTCGTAAGTACCATTCGTGTATGCGGCTTGTTGAACATGATTTGACTCATATACATTTATGCCTTTGACACGTAATATACGACCTCCAGCAAATGACCCATTCTCGCCACCACCACTGTTGAAGTCAGTGTTGATTGCTCTAGTGGAATCAAGTAGATAATCGTATTCATCAGGGCCAACAACACAAGCTAAGTTCTCTGTTGGAACATCAGCTTTCTTCATCTCAACTTTGATAGAACTAATCTTTTCAATTAGCTCATCACCCTTGGCGTTCTTAGTAGCGGCTGCATAACCAGCAGATAAGGTCGCTGAATGACCTGTGCGGTTAGCGTTAATGGTCTTAGCAAGCGGCTCAGTTGTTGTCTTTGCTGCTGCATAAAGAACCCTAGCTGCTCTCTTGTCCCATTCGTAACTGAGAGCTAAACCGAGCTGATTTGTTACGTCTTGCCGGGTTTCATAAAAATTCATCAAATTATCTAAGTCGTATATAACCTCATCGGCTATAAGCAACCCATCTAAATTGATAATCATCTCATTACGATCTCCGGGTGAGTTCGTTGCCCCTAAGATCGGTTGCCCCGGAACGTGATACGCCGCCGCAGATCTTCCGCTAACTGGAAAGGCTGCTGACTTACCACCTTTGATGGCACGTTCTTTTACTTTTCCTTTGAATACGCAATTTCGCTCGAAGGCTGAAAGTAGCTCAGAAATTCCTAATTTCAGGAAGAGAGCGTCTACGGCGTTTGCGCCTTTAATCTGACCTAAACGGTCTAAACTGGCATTAGCCATTTGATTTTCTAGTTGCGAGCGTTGATTACTTATTTCATTTATTAAGGTATCTCCCGCAGGAGGCTTAATAAACTACACAAGTGCAGAACTACTCATGCAATTAATATAACCTTAAACCCCGTAAACGCTAGATCTAGCCATTGCTTTATTGACCCATTCCCTATAAGCAGGATCAACATCATACCTTCTTTGACCTGTTGCTTTATCAATAGCACCCATCGCCGCCGTTGCTTGTGCGTCTGAAGTAAATACATCTGCGCTCTTATTTGTTCCTCCTGAAATCAAAGATGGCTCACTGTTATTAGCAGCGTCATACCTTGACTTCATCTGGGTAATAGCAAAGTTAGCAATATCCTTATTACCCGTATTCACAGCAGCGTTGTATCCATCCAAATCGCTTTGACTTAGGTTGGTACTCATCCATTCTGAAAGCTGATTAAAGCTTTGTTCTCCACCAATACTATTAATAATCCCAGCTTCTTCTGCTGCACTCATCTGGACTGATGCTTGTTGTTCTGCCTCGGCTAACTTCCCTCCATTCTTTTGAACAAACATCTCAACTGCTTTCTCTGGTACTCCAAAACCTTCTGCAAGTTTTGAATAATGCTGACTAATATCTTCTCCTTTATCAGCTTTAAGCATGATCTCTGGTAGATCAACTTCCATCTCAGTAAACTTGTCTACCATCTCTTTTCCGTATGTCTCAGCCGCTTGTTCGGGGGTGTAGCGCAAAGGCTCTTCTTGTTGTTTCCCTTCACTAAGCTCCTGTATCTTTTTTTGTGCATTTAGATATGCTGCTTCTAAGTCCTCTTGGGTTTTGTATTTACCAGCGAGCAATGTTTCTTGATCTTGCGGTTCCGTTTGCTCTGGTGTCTGTAACCCTTCTTGCTCTTGTTCGACTTCTTTTACAAAGTTATCTATAAGATCCTCTTGGCCCGGTGCGACCATTTCGGATAGATCAGTTTGGTTGTTTGGTGTAGTGGTCATTGTTCCTCCATAGGTGGTTGAGCCATCTCCTGACTCGTAGCAGCAGCATCAGCTAACTTCTTAGGGTCAGCCATGCCTGACTGCATTGCTTGTTGCATCATTGCTTGTTGTTGTGCTGCTTGTTGTTCCTCTGCTAGTTGCTGTTCAGTCTTCACTAAACCATTTAGATCCATACCCATTGCACTAGCTAATCTCTTAATCAATTCACTTGGCTGAACGTAAGTTGCAACACTCTCTGGCCCCATTGTCTGCTGTAATATCTGCATGAATCTTGCAGTCTTCTCTAAATCTGCTTGTCTGCCAATAGAGGAATACCCAACACTGACAACAGGTTTCACAAAATCATTTGGTAGTTTTTGTATCTTTCCTTTCTTAGTTAATAAGAATAATTTTCTTGATACAAAAGGTTGCATTAATTCTGTTACTAATATTCCATAAACAGACCCCAAACTTCTTTCTAACATGTTATTCAATTCTCGTGTTTCTTCCGCAGTAACCCTCTCCGCTTGCCTAGGTTGATATAACATAAAGCTTTGTGAAAGCCTTTGCTCAACAGTAGTTAGTAATGATTGAGCTATCTGCATATCTGACCCTTTATTTATTGAAATCGTTGTAATGTCATCGGGGTTCCCCGCCAAGTATGCGCCATTTGCGGCCTCCGAGAGCTTCTTAGGATTAGCTACACCTGATGGTTTAACTAGATGTCTAATTTGTGCGCTAACTAATGCACCTTCAGTAACAGCTTGCGTTAAAGCTTCTGCTGTTTTTAAGTCAGCAATACAAGTCGCTTGAATATATGAGGGTGAGTACGAATCAGGAGTCCGATACATACGCAAAGGTAGCCAAGGACTTTCTGACTTATTAGCTGTTCCTCTTGTTCCGGGGATCTCTTGATTTTTAATTTCTTGATACCAACTAACCCTGTTCTTTTCCCATGTGATCTTGGTGTAGACATCTACATTCCTTTTGTACTTGGTGTTTTGATCTCCTTCAATGATTCCAGCTACATCTGTTTCCTGTTCATCGACAAGCTTTCTTGCTTCCTCTGGCAGTGCTTCAATACCAATCTTTTCACAGAGAACTACCAACAGGGGATTACCCATTGGATCTCTCTTGATGATGTATTTATTTAAACCAAAGCATTTGACACCTTCCTCGGCTACATAAAGAAGAGCGTTACCTCCAACAATCAACTGCTGCAAGGCTTCATGTATTGCTAGTCGATCATTAGAAGTCTCAATACTGTGAAGGGTTGCCCTCTCCATTCTTGCTAACGCTAAATCTAATTCTGTCTTCCTTGTTGCTATGTCCTCTGGTGTTGCACCGCCTTCTAACAATCTCCTTTCATCATCTGCCATTTCCATTTCGTCAATCATAAAACGAAAGAAAGTGGTCGTAGCTGGAAGCAAAGACGTGATCAACATTGAAGAGATATTCTGTACTCCCTTCATCCCAATCCCGTTCCAAGGCAAGACTTTCTTGTCTTGATTCCTTGTCTCGTAATCAGAAGAATAATGAAGATAAGGAACAGTGTGATTACACGATTCCTCTCTTTCCTCTAGCCAATAATCCCTCTCACTTACTGATGATTTGAAGAGATCTTCACAAGAGTCATAGGTGTTCATAATTAACCTCCAAGGTTGACGCCTACACCTGCATCTCTGCCAGATGAGCCAACACTTAATTGGCTTGTAGGTGATCTATATGCAGCGTTAGCTCTTGACTTCCTTCTCCCTGACAGCTTCGCCGTAGGTGCTTGTCCTGTTTTTTGTTTCGCAAGGACTCTTAGTGATGCCCCTGCTGCTGTAGTTGCTAACTGTTCTTTCTCTAGCTGAGCAAGTTGTGTCGCTTGCTTTTCCTGTAGCTCAGTTACCTCTTCTTGTTGTGCTGCTTGTGTTTCCTTTTGTCTTTGCATTAAGACTGTCATTCTGTTTCTTTGTTCTGTTGCCTGCGCCTCTCTGACTGATGCAAGCCTATCTAGTTCAGCTTGTCTTTCTGCTGCAATTCGTTCTGCTTCTGCTTGTTTCCTTTTAAATTCTTCTTTTACTTGATTTTCTTTAGCGGTATAACCACTAACGTCTTTAACTGTATTCTTAACTTTTTTAGCACCATATTCAACAGCATCATTAGCAAGATTACTAACGCCTCTAACTACACTGGTTACTGCTTTAACGGGATTAGCATCACACATAATTAAACTCCTACGTTAAGACCTGTCCCTGCTTTTTGAGCAACAGAGCCAGTGGATATTTTTAAGGTACTTTTTCTTTCATCTTTCTTTTTCTTGATAGGCTTAGTCACCTTTGCATTTTCTGGTGTTATATCTTTTGTATTAATGGCATAGGCAGATGTTTGTTGCGCCCCAATGTTGGCTAACGATGATGCTCGTTCATCTTCAATTCGTTGCCTTGTCTGTTCTGCCTTTGTATTAGCTTCATCAATTTGTACTTGTAAAGCACTAGCAAAATCTTCTTGTTGTCTTAGAGAAGCAGCTTCAAATGCGTCAAGTTGAGCTTTGTTTGCTGCTATGTCATCCTCACTTGGCCCTTGGTAGACAATGTTAGGAGCCTTGGGTGAACCGCCGAAACACATGATTAGTAAGAGGGTGTAGATACGTTTAAGCCAGTACCACGACCTTGGCTGGCGGCTTTACTTCTTCTTATTGTTAGACCTTTCTTCCCTGTAGGCTTCTGCTTAGATCCCTTGCGATCTCTACCTACGACTGGTGCTTGGGCTACTTTGTCTGGTGGGGGTGCGCCAATCAAAGCAGCCATGCGAGAAGCATTAGCTTGGGTATCCTTTGCCTGTTGTATTTCAAAATCTCTTAGCTCAGTCAACGCTGATTGTTGACCTCTTACAGCACTATTTAGTTCAGCCTGTTTAAGACTGATAGCACCTCTTGACTGTTGTTCCATCAAAGCAATCTGCATATCAGCTTGCCTATCAAAAGCATCAGTCTTGGGCATTGTGATGGTGGCCCCACCACCGCCTCCTCCAAAACACATTTAAACCCCCTCGTTTAAATTGATCTCATTGTTTTCATACTCTTCTTTGAGCATGATTAGATAAGCGATCACCTCTTGATTGCCAATTAAATGATCAACCTCTCGATGAGACATTGAACGTAAAGGAATACTTGGGAAAGCATCCTTTAACTTATTAATTAAACCATCAGTGACGGGTGATTCAAACATCTGCATAAGTGCAGCATACTGTTAGTTTAATGGTGGAGTCCATAGATTAGGAGTATTAGTTTCTAAGTCGTATTCTCCTTGTCTCAAAATGCGAGCGCATCTTGCCATTTGTAAAGCAAAAGATTCATCATGTCCTCCTTTCTCATAAGCACCTAAAACCTTGTGCCACATTTCATATTCAGTCTTGCAATTAGCTAATAGTTTCTTTGCTCCTACAGTTCCAACACCTTTTAAACCCGGATAATTATCAGCCGTGTCTCCTTTTAATACCTGCGAAAAGAAAGCGTGATTTGCTGCATATTGTGTTTGTTCTATTAATTCTCCATTCCTGAGATGTAGACCGGGAACAGTAAGTAAGTCTTTATCTTGAGAGACAATGACATCTCCTTCGCAGTAAAGGATTCCGAGAACATCATCACCCTCAACACCTGTCAAGGTCACAGATGGATGATCTGCTATTGCTCTTTTCTTAAATTCTGGATGCCCTGCGGGGAGTGTTCGAGCTTTCTTTAATCTATTTGCTTTGTATTGTTTATAAACTGTATATCTAAAACTTCTACGATCTCCATAACACATTAAGAGCATGTGACTTGGAAGTAGTTCTTTAATTTCTATTAGTGATTCTTTTAACTTAGATCTTGCTTCTGCATGATCACAGTCATACGTCCAAATGTCAGGGTGATTTTCTTCATCCCAGCATGTGTAATATTCACACGCTGACATCGCTTTAAAGACTAATAGTTCAGCATCAATTAAAGCTTTAGGCATCAGAGTTCTCCTAAAACAATAACTTTGTCAACATCAAATACAGTTTGAACTTTCTTCTTAGCTGCTGCTGCATTAACAGCCCTCATAATTGTTTCTTGAGTTCGACCTTCGGCTGAGATAAATCGAACTCGATAAGCTTTTTTATCAAGATCATTTGAAAAAGTTTTCATTGTTTTTTCTTTTGTTAAAAGCGTTTAGATCTCTAAAGGTAGGGTCTTCAAATTCTGGGTGAGCTTCTAGCCACTTATGAGAAGGCAAAGTTAAATCTCTTTTGTTTCTTAGATTGTCTTTATTGAATTGATCTATTGACCAATAACCTTGTAGTAATCCATGTAAGAAGATTTTCATAATCTCCTTCTTGTCCATTAAGGGTTCCATACATCACCCTCCGGCAATGCTGCCCTGAATGTTTTATATGCCCCTTGATTTTTTGGGTCAGTTGTATCTCTATGTAACGACTCAGACTTCTCCGGCATCAACGCTAATTGTTCTTTCGTTGGTTGAATTGCTTTTGGTAATGTCTCTTTAAAACCCCAGCTTCTATTAGGAATACCGTTTTCAGTTCGATATAAAAAGACCATCAATTCATTCCAAGTTGGATACCTAAGAAACTTGTCGTTGCTTGTTGATTGAACAAACTGCTCTGCGGCCCATAGAAATTGTTGATCGTTCACCTCTGGATACCCAGATTGAAAAGACACATACTTCAATTTGCAGATAGGAATAGACCATCTATCCGCTTCTTTTAATCTGAGATGAGAGGCCAACATCTCAGCTACCGCAAGGAAAGTTTCTTTCTTTAATCCCATTTTGCTAACGCCTCTTTCATTGCCGGATCTTTAGGCTCTAGCTTCCCGTTATCAACTGGCTTGACCTGTTCTCTCTTTGGTAGATACTCAGCATCTAATGACTGCCAACCTGTTTCAGCCCCTTTACTTGCAAGTAGTTTTTGTTGATAAGGCGGCAAATCAGCAAGTCTTTCCATAGATTTAACAAAAGCGTTTTCAGTCCAAACAGCTTTCGATTTGTGCTTATTCCATCTAGCAACATTCCACCATTCGAGGACATCTAATTTTGCTTCAGCACAGATGAAATCTAAATATTCATGCCCCTCTTTAGCCACAAACCTTTTGGCCTTGGGCCATTGACTCGCCTTTAACTTATCTTTCTTCTCAGGTAAATTTAATAGAATAGCAGTCTCAGATTGTGGTTGTACTTCTGCATAGCCATAAGTCTTACCTGAATAAACAGCGACACGTTCTGAAGTCTTAAAAGGCTTACCACATTTGCCACACTGTCTGACTCTTAAATCAAAGCCTTCGCTTTGTCTTGTCTCTAGGACTCGGCTTTTTTCATTGCCGCAATTGGGACATCTCATTAGTAAAACACCTTTAAATGAATAAATGAATCTTTTTGTTTGGCTTTCTTCCAAGTCCAAGAACCTTTAGGAAGAATTTTTACTCGGTCATCTTTCCAAATAATTCCATTGCCAGTGTCAAAGACTGCACCAATTAAGTTGTCAGCATCAGATCTGGCAGGGCCAACAAAACCAAACTGAATATCA